AGCGCATCTCGTCTGGCGAGGTGAGCGACCCTTCCTTCCTAGTCGAGTGGTGGGCGGCTGCTGACAGCCACGACTTAGAGACCGACACTGGCCGTAGGGCTGCACTGGAGCAGGCGAACCCTAGCGCTCCGGCATTCGTGGACATTGACCGACTACTCGCACGCGCCAACGAAGTGCCGATGCACGAGTGGCAGCGCTACCACCTGAACCGCTTTGTGCAGCCGCCAGACCGTTGGATTGGCGCAGAGGCGTGGATGAAACTGGCAGACCGTGAGCGCGTGCTGATTCCAGGCGAGCGCCTCAGCATCGGCTTTGACGGCTCCTATGCGCGTGACGCGTCAGTGCTCACCGCCTGCACGATGGACGGTCACCTGTTCCTGATCAAGGCGTGGGAGAAGTCCGACACCAACCGCGACCCAGACTGGACGGTGCCGCGCGGTGAGGTGGATGCCTTCGTAGATCAGATCATGCAGACCTACGATGCGACCCTGTTCTGCGACCCTCCAGGCTGGTCATCCGAGATTGAGGAATGGACGCGCCGGTACGGCAAGCGCGTGGCAGTGTTCAACACCGCCACGATTGAGCGCATGGGTCCAGCCGTAGACCGATTCTTCACGGCCGTAGCGACTGGCGAGGGGCTGCGCCACGACGGCAATCCACTCTTGGCTCGCCATATCAGCAATGTGCATACGCGGCTGACGCGCTATGGGCAGGTATTGACCAAGGCATACAAGGCTTCGCCTGACCGCATTGACGCGGCCGTCTCTGCCGTAGTCGCCTATCAGGGTGTAAAGTTCCTACAGATTGAACCTAAGTCAGCAGCGAAAGTGGAGTGGATCAACCTATGATTAGCAACCTTCTAGAAGTTGTGGGTGGCGCACTTGTCATCGCAGGTCTCGCGCTACTCTCTATCCCATTAGGACTCATCGCATTGGGCGCGGCTCTTGCCGCTATCGGCTATACGCTAGGAGACCGTAAGTGAGCATCCTTCGCCGCATCCTTGGTGAGCAGCGTGCCGTAGGTGGCACTTGGATCACCGACAATCAGCCATCGGTTTCTTCAGCCGGTGTCTCAATCAACAGCCAGACGGCTCTCTCGATTGGTGCCTACTACGCAGCGGTGAAGTTGTACGCCGACACCGTAGCCTCCCTGCCATGGGATACCTACATCCGCATTGACGGAACACGCCGCCCATACCGACCATCACCATCTTGGCTGACCATGCCGCAGCCAAACAATCCAAACTTCACTGGCTTCGACCTCAAGCACCGCATGGTCTCGTCACTCCTCATTGACGGCAATCTGTTCGTGCTGTTCATCAAGGGGCGCAACGGCGACATCGTTGAGATGCGCGTACTCGATCCGCAGAAGGTCACCATCAAGAGCGTTGACGGCGCACCGATCTACACCGTCACTGGCGATGACAATGTCGGCGTGGAGTTGACCGCCGACGCAATCCTGCACATCCCACTCTTTGCTACCGGATCGGCCCTGCGCGCACCGTCGCCTGTTGAGCAGCACCGCACGACGCTCGGCCTTGCCAGCGCCACGCAGTTGTACAGCGCCAAGTTCTACGAGCAGGGCGCAGCCCCATCCGCAGTGATCAAGATCCCTGGCGAGTTGACGCAGGATCAGGCTGATTCACTCCGCAACTCATTCAGCCGCCGGCACGAGGGCATCGAGAAGATGCACAAGATTGCGGTGCTCACCGGCGGTGCAGACTTCCAGCAGATGTCCATGAAGATCAGCGATATGCAGTTGGTTGAGACCCTGCACTGGGGCGTTGAGTCAATCGCGCGATTGATGGGCGTACCGCTTCACCTGCTCCAGTACCCAGGCGGCAACAGTTCCTACAACAGTGTTGAGATCGTCAGCATTGAGTGGCTGCGCCTTGGTCTTGGACCACTCGTCACGCGCCTAGAGGCTGGCTTGCAGCGTCTCGTTCCAGGTGCCGATCAGACCTTCATCAAGTTCACGCTTGACGGCCTGCTCCGACCTACGACCAAGGAGCGCTACGACGCATACGCCATCGCGCTGAACAACGGCATCCTGTCGCTCAACGAGATCCGCCGTCTTGAGGATCGCGCGGATGTGGTCGGTGGCGACGAGCACTACAAGGCGCTCAACATCGGTGTAGTTGGTCAGGAGCCACAGGCTTGAGTTACATCATCGTTGACCTTGACGGCACGCTGATCCTTGACAATGAGCAGCCGAATCAGCCGCTGATCGATCTCCTCAACGAGGAGGTCATGTCTGGCGATAAGCAACTCATCATCGTCTCAGCGCGCAGCATTGAGCGCCTAGAAGAGACGCGCGCATGGCTTCAGGAGTACAAGGTGGCTGGCGTTGAAGAGGTTCACCTCAACGACTTTGACGGTCCAACAATCGCGACCGCCTTGCCATACAAGACCTACAAGTACGGCCTGCTCAAGGAGCAGTACGGCGAGGAGTTGGAGTACGCGATTGACAACGATTCAGCCGTGCGCGAGATGGCTCGCGGCTTGATGATTGAGGCGTACTCGCCTGACGAGTATCTCGCCGACGAGGAGCGCGCCGTGTACGAGGTGCCGAACTACATCCGTGACGCAGCCGCGCGCGGCTTGTCATTCGTAGAGGACGGCCGAGCAGGCGAGGGCTTGCAGCCACAGACCATCGCCGAGGCACGAGAACTTGCAGCCGGTCGAGCAGACACCGACAAGGTGATCCGCATGGCCGCGTGGATTCGCCGTCATCGCGGCGACTGGGAAGGCGTGCCACAGAATCAGGATCAGGACAACGAAGACTTCCCAGGTCCAGGCGCTGTTGCTGGCTTCCTTTGGGGTGTGGAAACAACTGACCGCGACGCGACTGATCGCGTACTCTCGTGGGCAGATGCTTTGATCGCGGCTGAAGATAGGGAGATCATTGATATGAAAGAGAAAGAAGTTCGCTCACTGCCGATTGGCGAGTATCGTCTTGCCGAGGCTGACGCTGACGGACAGCGAACCTTTACCGGCTATGCCGCGATCTGGAACAGCGCTTCCGCTGGTCTGCCATTCGAGGAGCGCATTGCGCCAAGCGCCTTCAAGCGCTCACTGGCTCGCGCATCCGCAGGGCAGAAGATCATCTCCTTCCTCTTTGGTCACGACGAGACGCGCGCACTTGCAACGACGGCGAGCGGCCGTCTTCAGTTGACCGAGGACGAGACTGGTCTGCGCGTTGAGGCGAAACTTGACCCAGCCGACCCAGATGCCGCCAAGGTCATCTCGATGCTGACGCACGAGAGCGCCGCTGCCGGAATGTCGTTCGGCTTCCAGAAGGTTCAGGACGCGTGGGATGGCAATCAGCGCACGATCAAGGAAGCCAACCTCTTTGAGGTGAGCATCCTTGCAGCCGGTGGTCAGACCCCTGCCTATCCTGCAACCCTTGGTCTCACGGCAATCCGTCAGGTCACTGCGCCCAAGATCGGCGTGGAGGCTGAGGCGTTGATGGCCACACTCGAAGCAGTCAAGGCTGGACGAGAACTGTCCACCGAGGAAGTGGCTGTCATTGATGCTGTCCGCTCCAAGTTGGCGCCAAAGCAGGAGAAGGTCGTTGACCCATCCGTCGCTATGGCAATGCTTGCCTTGGAAGCGGCAGAAGGTGAAGCACTCTAGGTCTCGTGCCTGCGCCCCACCGCCCTGAGTAGGCGAGTCCGCGTTAGAGCAACCCACCGAGGAGAGCAAAGTAGATAGTCCGCCTATGTGCGGAGAAAGGAAGTGGACACTATGTCCGACTTCGCAAATCTCGCTGACAAGCGAGCGAACCTCCTGACGGAGGCACGCGGCATTGCCGTTGAGGCCGCCGATAAGGGTATCGCCCTAGAGGGCGAAGACAAGGCGCGATTCGAGCGACTCGTCACCGAGGCCGGCACGCTGGCTGAGGCGATGAAGTCCGAGAAGAATGCCAACGAAGCACGCAAGGCTGCTGACGAGGCTCGCGCCGAGTTCGCCGCTGTGGTGGCTCCTAAGGCTCCTGCTGCTAAGACGGACTCGGAGCGCCTGCGCGCCATCGGTCTTGCTGGCGGCACCGAGTCCTTTGAGTACCGCGATGTGACCAAGAGCAGCAACCTGGGCGATCCAGTTGCCGTGTTCCCACGCGTCAATGTTGTGGCTGGTCAGATCAACCCATTCATCAACCCAGATGTGGTCGATGTGATCCGTGTTGCCACCGGCAACGCGATCAAGTTCCCACGAGCCACGGCTCTTGGAACGGCGACCGCTCCTGGCGAGGCTGGCACGATTGTTGAAAGCGACCCAACGATGGGTACGCTTCAGTTGACCCCAAGCGGCTACAAGATTCTCGTTCAGGTGAGCGAGGAACTCGTAGAAGATGCGGCCTTCGACATCGCTGCGTTCATTGCGGACGCTGCTGGTCAGGAAGTTGCAATCGCTCACGGCGCAGCCGCTGGTACGGCCGTCGTGAACGCCGCTGGTTCAGGCGTGACCGGCGCGACCTTTGTTCCGACCTATGCGGAACTGGTCTCGCTTCAGTACGCTGTGAAGCAGCAGTACCGCTCGGCCGCGAAGGCTGGCTGGCTGATGTCCGATGCGACCCTTGGAGCAATCCTTGGAATCACATCGTCCAGCGTGCCGCTCTTCCAGCCAGGTGGCCAGGGTGGCGTTGATCGCCTCCTCGGCAAGCCTGTCTACACCGCTTCAGGGATTGCGAACATTGGCGACGATGCCAAGCCAATCCTGTTCGGTGACCTTGGGCAGATCAAGACCGCGCTCGTCGGCGGCATCCGTGTGGATGTAAGCCGCGAGTACGCGTGGAACCTGGGCCTTGTTTCGTACAAGGTTGAGGTTCGCGGTGCAACTGGGCTTGCCCAGGCTGATGCCGTCAAGTACTACGCCTGCAACTGATCCGTCAGTAGCAACGCATAGTTAGTGGTGAAGGGGAGTCGCTTCGGCGGCTCCCCTGATCCGCAAGATTGGAGAACTAATGCTCGTTCGACTTTGCAAGCGACGCGGTGAATATCCGAGCGGCTCAATCGTTGACCTGCCACAGGCAGAGGCGGAGAGCCTGATTGGGTTTGGCTTGGCTGAGGCTGTTGCAGATGTCGACGCAGAAGCACCAACGCGGCTCGTAGAGCGCGCGAAAGTATCAAAGGGTATGAGGACTGCTACCATCTCGCAATCGGAGCCTAGCGTCGCTCCTGAAGGGGAATAATGCTAAAGAATGGGCAGGTCACGATTGGCACAACTCCGACCCTGATCACGACAGGTGTAGTCGGTGCATCGTGGGTGAGCCTACACATGAGCGGCAACACAACTATCTATGTTGGTGATGCAGCCGTGACCACCTCCACCGGTATGGAACTGCACAAGGGAGTCACCGTAACGATCTGGCTGCCAGAGGCTGACAAACTCTACGGCGTAGTAGCGTCATCAACGCAAGTCCTAACCTACCTACATACAGGAGGCCGCTAATGAGTTATGCATCCCTCTCAGAGTTCAAGGCAGCCGTGGGGATCACCGACTCGACCGATGACACCGCGCTCCAGAATGTACTGGACGCAACCGACACGCTGATCGATCTCTACTGCGACCGAAAGACTGGCTTCGGCACAGCGTCAGAGACGCGCTACTACACGGCTGAG